TAAACTTGTAAAGCATAATGTTGAAAAAGGCTTTTACGATGCAGAGCTACTAACAGAATACACAGAAGAAGAATGGAATACAATCAATGGTTGGGTAAAGCATGAACGCGATGAGCAACTTACCTATGCCGCTATGGAACAATTTCGCGGCAAGTATCTTGTACAAAACAGAGTAACAAAAACATTATATGAAACACCACAAATGTGTTATATGCTTATAGCGGCTACATTATTTCAAGACTATGATCGTAAAACAAGATTGCGTTGGGTAAAAGATTATTATGATGCAATATCAACACATCAAATAAGTTTACCCACACCAGTAATGGCTGGTGTACGTACACCACAAAGACAGTTTTCAAGTTGTGTGCTTATTGAAACCGATGATAGTTTAGATAGTATTAATGCAACATCAAGTAGTATAGTAAAATATGTTTCACAAAAAGCAGGCATTGGTATTAATGGCGGACGCATCAGAGCATTAGGTTCGCCAATACGTAACGGTGATGCTTATCATACAGGTGTTGTTCCGTTTTACAAAATGTTTCAAGCGGCCACACGCAGTTGTTCACAAGGCGGAGTACGTAATGGTGCGGCAACACTATACTATCCACTATGGCATTTAGAAGTAGAGGATTTACTTGTCTTAAAAAATAACAAAGGCACAGAAGACAACAGAGTTAGACATATGGACTATGGCGTGCAGTTTAACAAACTAATGTATGAACGTCTTATGCAAGGCGCAGACATTACATTGTTCTCGCCCAATGACGTGCCTGGATTGTATGATGCTTTCTTCCAAGATCAAGACAAGTTTAGAGAATTATACGAAGCCGCTGAACGAAAAACTAGTATACGTAAAAAGAAAATAAGTGCCACAGAACTTTTTTCTGCGTTTATGCAAGAAAGAAAAGACACAGGAAGAATATACTTACAAAACGTAGACCATGCAAATGAACACAGTAGTTTTAAAACAGATGTTGCTCCGATTAAACAAAGTAACTTGTGTTGTGAAATTGATTTACCAACAAAAGCATTGAACGATGTAAATGACCCAGAAGGTGAAATAGCACTGTGTACATTAAGTGCAATCAATTGGGGTAGTTTTACAAATCCAGAAGATATGGAAAAGGCTTGTCTACTTGCAGTACGCGGACTTGATGCATTGTTAACTTATCAAAACTATCCAATTATTGCCGCACAAATGGCAACTGAAAACAGACGGCCACTTGGTGTTGGTATTATTAATCTTGCATACTTTTTAGCAAAGAATGACACAAGTTATAGTGATCCAGAAGCATTAAAACTTGTAGATACTTGGGCACAACATTGGAGTTACTACTTAATAAAAGCAAGTGCTGATTTAGCAGTAGAATTTGGCGCATGTCCATTAAATGAACAAACAAAATATTCAGATGGAGTATTACCTGTTGACACATACAAAAAAGATGTTGATGAACTTGTAGTGCATGTTGACGCAGTAGATTGGACAGGACTTAGAACACAACTTAGACAAACAGGAATACGTAATAGCACACTAATGGCACTTATGCCAGCTGAAACATCAGCACAAATAAGCAATAGTACAAATGGCGTTGAACCTCCAAGAGCATTTGTAAGTATAAAGCAAAGTAAAGATGGTGTACTCAAACAAGTAGTACCAGGGTATGCACGTTATAAAAACAAGTATGAACTACTATGGGATCAAAAGTCACCTGAGGGTTACTTAAAAATAATGGCAGTCCTGCAAAAATATATTGACCAGGGTATAAGTGTAAACACTTCTTATAACCCCGTACACTACGAAGATGAAAAAATCCCAATGAGTGTCATGTTACAACATTTATTGCTTTGCTATAAATACGGCCACAAGCAGTTGTATTATTTCAACACCTTTGATGGTGCTGGAGAAATCGACGTCGATAAAATGAACGAAACACAAACACAACAGATAGTAATAGAAGACACATTTGAAGAAGAATGTGAAAGTTGCACAATATAGGAATAAGCAATGAGTGTATTGAATACAACAAACAGAGACCATACGACAAGTTTAGCATTTTTAGACCCAGCAGGCGGAGTGGGCATACAAAGATACGATACTTTAAAGTATAGACAATTTGATAAATTAACTGATAAACAGTTGGGATTCTTTTGGCGACCTGAAGAAGTAGATGTTCTACGTGATGCAAAGGATTTTAAAGAACTTAGTACAAATGAAAAGCATATTTTTACAAGTAATCTTAAAAGACAAATACTATTAGACAGTGTGCAAGGTAGAGCTCCTAACGAAGCATTTTCTCCTATAGTAAGTTTGCCTGAGTTAGAAAACTGGATTATCACCTGGACATTTTCAGAAACAATACATTCAAAAAGTTATACACATATTATAAGAAATGTTTATTCAAACCCAAGCAAGGTGTTTGATGAGATGATGGATATTCAAGAAATTATTGACTGTGGTGATGATATTACTGCATACTATGATGACTTAATTAAAACATGCAGTTACTATAACCTGTTAGGTGAGGGAACACATACAGTTAACGGCAAGAAAATAATTATTGATGTGTACGAATTGAAGAAAAAACTATGGACTTGTTTAGCAAGTGTTAACATACTAGAAGGTGTACGTTTTTATGTTTCATTTGCTTGTAGTTGGGCGTTTGCTGAACTAAAGAAGATGGAAGGTAATGCTAAAATTATAAAATTTATTGCTCGAGATGAGAATGTTCACTTAGCAAGTACCCAACAACTGATGAAAATACTACCACAAGACGATCCAGACTTTGTAAAAATTAAAGAAGAGTGCGAACCACTTGTTATAAAGATGTTTGAAGATGCAGTAAAACAAGAATGTGCCTGGGCTGATTATTTGTTTAAGGATGGATCAATGATTGGACTTAATGCACAGTTACTTAAAGAATATGTACAATGGATTGCAAACAAACGTATGATTGCAGTTGGTGTACCAAGCAGTTACAAAGGTGCAAGTAATCCACTTCCATGGACACAAAAATGGATTGCAGGTAGTGATGTACAGGTTGCTCCGCAGGAAACAGAGATAACTAGTTATGTTAACGGTGGAACAAAACAAGACGTAGACAAAAACAGCTTTGCAGGATTTAGTTTATGAGCATAGAAATATATACAAAGGATTTGTGTGGGTACTGCGATGCCGCCAAAGATCTTTTGGATCATATGAAAGTACCATATAAACAATACAAAATTGGCGAAGACATAACCAGAAAAGAATTACTAGAAATTGCACCAAACGCAAGAACTGCTCCTCAAATTGTTATTCACGGGCAGGTAGTTGGTGGTTATGACGATTTATGTGAGTACATAGAAAATACAGGGTTCAATGGTTCCGGCTACTAATTAAGTAGTAACATCGGAGGCAATATGTTAGAACCAAACAAAACCTATTCACTACGGTTAAGTGATAGCAGTGAAATAATCTGTAAAATTGTAAGTTCAGATAGCAACGAAACAATAATAGCCAATCCTTTTTCGCTTATTCCTACTCAACAAGGCATACAACTTTTGCCTGCAATGATGAGTGCAGATGAGACAAAAAATGTGACCATAAATACAAATAACATTACAATGTACACTGAAACCAACAAAGACATAATTGCAAGTTATATACAAGCAAGTACAGGCATTGTAACGCCAAAAAAAGGTATACTTAAAGGATAAACATGCCAGGAGCAGTAAGAATAGGCGATGTGAACGCGGCAGGTGGAGCCGCAATAGGTGCAGGCGCAACCAGTGTAATTATTAACGGCCGACCTGCATGTTTAATTGGAACGTCAGTCACACCGCATCCATGTTGCGGAGCACCAGGTTGTTCAATTCATTGTGCCGCAAAAACAACACTTGGATCAATGAGTGTAATTGCAACAGGCAAACCAATTAACTATGTCGGGTCTCCAGACACATGTGGCCATCCAAGGGCTAATGGCAGTACCGACGTGATTATACCAGCAGGTTAAAAATGGCTTGTGGTGGTGCAATAACAGCAACAGTACTCACTGCAGGTGCAGGTATGGTTGGCGACGTTGGTGGTCAGGTTTTAAAGTCTACCAGCGGAATAACAAATAGTATTACCG